TGCATCGACCGCGGCGACCAGGCGATGCTGCAGAACATGCTTTTCAATGCGAGGCCGAGGCACTTCATTGCGTCGAACGGCGGCGTGAATGAGAAGGAGTACGCGGACGTCACGAATGACTTCATTCACGTGGACGGCATGCTGAGCGACGATATGATTCGACCGGTACAGCCGAACCCGATGAACGCGCTGTACGAGACGATCCTGGCCAACAAGATTACCGAGCTCAAGGAAACGACCGGAAACCGAGACGTCACCACCGGCGGCACCACGTCGGGCGTCACGGCAGCCTCCGCCATTGCGGCCATGCAGGAAGCTGGCAGCAGGCTGGACCGCGACATGAACAAGGGCAGCTATCGAGCCTACCGCGAAGTCGTGTACCAGGTGATTGAGCTGATCCGCCAGTTCTACGATATTCCGAGATGGTTCCGGATTCTGGGTGAGGCCGGGACGCAGGAGTTCATCCAGTATTCCAACGCAGGGATCGTGCCGCAGCCGCAGGGGCAGCTGGTCAACGGCGTGCCGATGGAGCTTGGCATCGAGGTCGGGTACCGCGTGCCGGAGTTTGACATCGAGGTCACAGCAGAGAAGCAGAGCCCGTACAGCAAGGTGGCACAGAACGAGCTGGCGCTGCAGCTGTATTCAGCAGGGTTCTTCGCACCGAATAATGCGGATGCAGCACTGGCCTGTCTGGACATGATGGACTTTGACCGGAAGGACTTTGTGGCGCAGAAGGTGGAGAGAAATGGAACGCTTCAGCAGATGCTCCTGCAGACCCAACAGCTGGCCCTGCAGCTGGCGGACACACTCGACGCGGAGCACGGCACGCAGCTGGCGCCACAGATGCAGGCACAGTTCGCAGCACTCACCGGACAGGCAATGCCGGGCAACCCAGCTCCTGGCGCCGCAGTGGCGCAGAGCATGGAAGCCCTGGGCGCGGGGAAGGGCGAGAGCAGCATCACAGCCAACGCAAGGAAGCGTGTGGCAGAGTCCACAGAACCGAGGTAGGAATGGTAACAGCGAAATTCGGCATTGAGGCAGGCGCCGGGGCGCTTGTCATGGACGTAAAGGGGCACGCTGGCTTTGCAGAGCTTGGAAGAGACCCGGTATGTGCCGGTGCGTCGATCCTAGCAATGACGGTGGCCCAGTGCACCCAGCTGATGGGCGAGGAAGGCAAGCTGCAGAAGGAGCCGAACATCCGGATGAAGAACGGCAGGGTGACGGTTGTTGCAAAGCCGGTTCCGGAGCACTTCCACGAGGCGCTGCATCTGTTCTGGTTTGGCCAGGTCGGCATGCAGGCGCTGCAGGAAGCCTACCCTCAGCACATCGAATTAATTCCGTTTGAAGCAGCGCTGGACGCTGATTCAATAAATCCCGATGAGGGGGAGTCGTCCACCTGACGGACAGAAAAACAGGAGGCATCTTTATGCAGAAACTGAAACTCATCTCCCTCTTTGACATCCAGCTGTTTGGCGAAGGCGGCGGCGCGGGTGGTGGCACCGGAGCGGGAGCGGCCGGAGGAGCACCGGCAGGGGCTGAAGAAGCGGCAGTCGCCCAGCCGCAGCAGGGCGTAAACAGGAATCCGCTTGCCGACGTGCGTTACGGCAGGCAGGACGACGCGTCAGACGCCGGGACGCAGCCAGCAGCGAAAGCTGCAGAACCCAGTGACAGGGACGCACAGTTCGAGGCGCTCATCAAGGGTGAGTACAAGGACCTGTATGACAAGAGAATGCAGGATACCATCCAGAAGAGGCTGAAGGGATCGGCAGAGACGGTACAGAAGTACCAGGCACTCTCCCCGGTTCTGGAAATGCTCGGGGCCAAGTACGGAGTCGATGCGTCGGATGCAGAGGCGCTCAGCAAGGCCATCGAGGAAGACAACAGCTTCTATGAGGATGAGGCCATCGAACGCGGCATGAGCGTGGAGCAGCTGAAGGAAATCAAGAAGATGGAGCGCGAGAACGCGCAGCTCAAGGCCCAGATGGAACAGGAGAAGACGCAGCAGCAGGTGGACCAGATCCTTCTGAAGTGGAAGGAACAGTCCGAATCGCTGAAGGCAGTCTATCCTGACTTCGACTTTGACCAGGAGATGCAGACGAATGAGGAATTCTCCAGGCTCCTGCAGTCGAACATCGATGTGCGCACGGCCTATGAGGTCACCCATCTGAATGACATCATGCCGGCAGCCATGAACTTCACCGCGAAGAAAATCACCGAGAAGGTGGCCAACAGCGTGAAGGCCGGGCAGAAGAGACCGGCGGAAGGCGCAATGGGCAACCGCAGTCCTGTCACCGTCAAGAGCGATGTGTCACAGCTCACCAGGGAAGACATGAGGGAAATCTTCCGTCGTGTCGAAAAAGGGGAGAAGATCCGGTTTTGACGAGCGGAATCTCCCCTGATTACAAGGAGGAGATTAAATATGTTTGGCAAAGTCTTTGACTTTATCCAGATGTTCGCAGTGCAGACCACACTGCTGAACACAACGGGGAACGATCTGTCCCCCGAAATGAAGACCTTCTACGACAAGGCTCTTCTTTATGCAGCTCAGCCGCACCTGGTGCATCACCAGTTCGGCCAGAGGCGCCCGATCCCGAAGAATGGTGGTAAGACCATCGAGTTCCGTAAGTTCACCCCGCTGGGCAAGGCTCTCACGCCGTTGACCGAAGGTGTCACTCCTGCCGGCAACCAGCTTGACGTTACCGCACTCACGGCAACCGTGAGCCAGTACGGCGACTTCATCAAGCTCTCTGACCTGCTTGAGCTGACCACCATCGACAATGTTGTCGTTGAGACCACCAGGCTCCTTGGCGATCAGGCCGGCATTACGATGGACACCGTCGTCCGTGATGCGCTGGTGCAGGGCACCAACGTCATGTATGCCCCGAAGATTGACGCCTCAACCGGCGCAGAGACTGCGGTCTCCGTGAGAACCGGTCTGGATGCCACCGCAGTCCTGACTGTGGACCTCCTGGAGCAGGGCGTCGCAAACCTTCGTGCACACAATGTCCCGACCTTTGACGACGGATACTATCACGCCATCGTGCACCCCTACACCGTATACACCCTGCGCAGAGATCCTGACTGGCTGGCTCCGCACCGCGAAGTCGACACCAGCGAGCTCTACAACGGTGAGATCGGCGAGCTTGCCGGCGTGAAGTTCTTCCAGAGCACCGAGGCCAAGATCTGGTCCGGCACCGGTTGCCCGACTGGCCTGGCCGTATTCGGCACCCTGCTCTTCGGCCGTGATGCTTACGGCGTTACCGACGTCGAAGGTGCAGGTCTCGAGACCATCGTGAAGCAGAAAGGCTCCGGCGGCACGGAAGACCCGCTGAACCAGCGCAGCTCTGTAGGCTGGAAGGCTCTCGAAGTTGCTGAGATCCTGATGCAGCCCTACATGATCCGCATCGAGCACTGCAACAAGCGTTACAGTGCGACTGCAACCGCAAACTGAGCGGTAGCCAACCGAGGGGAGGAAGGCATGTCCTTCCTTCCCTGACCAGAACGGAGGAAAAGAATGGCAACTAAGAAACAGGCAGATACTGAAAAGACCTGGACGGAAGAGGAAGCCTGGGAGCTTGTGACCGTCCGTTTACCGATTATCCCCGGTGCTGAGAAGCAGGAGGCGCAGTTCGTTGCCGTGAATGGCCACGAATGGGTCGTGCCCAGAGGGGTTGAGTTCGAGATTCCGCGCTGCGCGGCGCTCGTGCTGCAGCACTCCGAAGAGGAGATGCTCCGAGCGATGAATTACACGCTTGAGGCGCCTTACCGCAGAGAGAAGTGAGAATAACAGGGAGCGCCAGACGGTGCTCCCTGTTGCCATAAGGGGGCCAATATGAAAGTAATCGACGCAATCAATGAAGTAGACAAGCTGAAGCCCAACATGTATGAGCTTCCAGAGAAAATAAAGTGGCTGAGCCGACTGGACGTGAGGATCTTCCAGGAGGTTCTGCTGAAGTACGAGCTGAGCGCCGAGGAAATGGCACCGTTTCTGGTGGAGACGGAAGAGAGCGAGACAGACGAGCAGGAGCACTGGGAGGCGGAGCTGGCACTGGAGCTGGAGCATCGTCCGGTGAAGAAGCGGCCGCAGCTGGAGTTTGAAGGCTATACCCAGGACGATTCCGAGGCGGAGCTGATCGTCGGCAAGCCATACGACGAGATGTACGTGCACTGGCTGGCAGCGCAGGTGGACTGGTACAACATGGAGTACGAGAGCTTCAACAACGACAACGCCATGTTCGAGGCTGTGTACGCGAGGTTCTGGAACGCCTTTAACAGCACGCACCGGGCCTACGGTGCGAGAAAGATTTATTACTGAGGTGCGCTGTGTACTATCCGAGTGTGAACAAGCACAAGACGACAAGGATCGTGACGGATACTTTTGCCGGATACAATCACGCGATGAAGATCCAGGACGGGGAATGGTACGACACCAGGAACCTGACGACGCTGCGGTATCCGATGTTCTCGCCGAGGCCGAAGCGCGGCGTGCTGGACCGGACGTTTACGAACCTGCAGGCGATCATTGCGAAGGATGCGCTGTACTGGGTGGACAACGGCACAATGTATGCCAATGGATATGCGACGGGCCTCACCGGGCTGCAGACAGCACAGCCAACGCAGCTGGTCAACATGGGGGCCTACATCTGCATCTTCCCGGACAAGAAGTATATCAACACGATGGACCTGACGGACTTCGGCAGCATGGGTGCCGACTGGAGCTATACAGGGCGCGTCAGCTACAGCATGTGCCGGCTGGACGGGACGGTGTACGACAACGTCACGAAGAGCAGCAGCGAGCCGGCGAACCCGGTGAACGGCGCCGTGTGGATCGACACGGCAAGCGGGACCGTCAAGGAATACGCTGTGTACACGCAGACCTGGGTCGTGATTGAGACGGTTTACACGCGGGTGGACTTCACGAGCAGCGGGCAGGTGAGCGCGAACTTCAAGGAGCATGACGGGGTGCAGATCTCCGGCATGTACGAGGATGAGAGCAGCGACCTCAACGGCAGCAAGATTCTGTATGCCGTGGGGCAGGAGAATGATCGGGACTTCATCGTGGTTATCGGAATCCAGGAGACGCCGATTACTGTGGAGAGCGCGAACATTCGGATTCAGCGCAAGGTGCCGGACATGGACTATGTCTGGGAGGCACAGAACCGGCTGTGGGGCTGCTTCTACGGAAACGACGGGACGCAGAACCTGAACGAGGTGTACTGCAGTGCGCTGGGTGACTTCAAGAACTGGGAGCAGTACCTGGGCGTTTCCACAGATTCCTGGCGGGCATCACGAGGATCGGACGGGCCGTGGACCGGGTGCATCAATTACCTGGGCTCGCCGACCTTCTTCAAGGAGAACATCATCCATCCAGGCGCCGTATCGAGTGTGGGGGCGCATCAGCTCAGCGACCTGCCGGCGCGTGGCGTGCAGCAGGGCAGCCACAAGTCCCTGGCCGTGGTAGGCGAGACGCTGTACTACAAATCCAGGACCGGTGTGATGGCCTACCAGGGCGGCATCCCGATGGATGTATCCGAGGCGCTGGGCGAGGAGAAATACTACGACGCGGTGGCCGGCGCCTTTGGCGACCGGTATTACATCAGCATGCGGGACAGCCAGAATACCTGGCACCTGTTCTGCTACGACACCAGGAAGGGCATCTGGATGCACGAGGACAACCTGCACGTCAGGGAGTTTGCGCAGTGGGGAGATGAGCTGTACGCGCTGGTGGACAACAGGATCGTGGCACTGAACGGGACAGAGGGCACGCCGGAGGAGGTCGTCGAGTGGCAGGCGGAATCCGGCATCCTGTACTACCGATATCCGGACAAGAAATATGTATCCCGCTACAATGTGCGGCTGAACATGGAGCGGGGCGCGAAGATGCAGATCTTCATTGAGTACGACTCCAGCGGGCTGTGGGAGTATTCCGGCAGGGTGGAAATTCCGAACACCGGAACCTGCACGATCCCAATTCGGCCGAAGCGCTGCGACCACATGCGGCTGCGGCTGGAGGGCAAGGGTGACGTGAGGATCTTCAGCATTGCGAGAGTGCTGGAACAGGGGAGTGATGTGTAGTGTTTAACGAGAAGCCGCCGATGCTGGGCGGCGATATGAGGAAAGACCTCATCGCGCTGCGCGACTATCTGTTCCGCATGGCCAGGGGCCTGGAAGAGGTCTCGACGGCAGGCATGCCGGGGTCCAACGTCAAGGTGGTCGGATATGACGCGGCAGGGCGGCAGATGATCACAGGCGGCGGAGGCGATGCCAGCAGCAAGGACGTCGACGAGATCCGCAAGAACGCGGAAGAGCTGAAGTCCATAATCATCAAGTCCGCCGAGAACATGCGGGCGCTGATCACAGACGGAGACAATACGGTCATCCGCTATGTGGACAGCAAGAGCGAAGAGTACAACAGCCTGTATGTGGCCAGGAGCGAGTATGGCACCTTCACGGAGACGATCAACAACAGGATCGAGACCGGAGCCAGGGGCGTCGTTGAGAGCTACAACTACGGCAGCGCGATTGAAAGCCTGCAGGCGGACATCGACCTGGTACAGGCGTATTTCACAAACGTATCCGGCGAAATCCGAAGGGGAATTGTGCTGGACCCGACGACAAACCAGTACGTGACGGGGATTGCAATCTCCCAGAACCTGCGGTTCTCCGGAGAATGCGGGCCGTCGGATGCGAACAACCCGGGCGACGGCTACACCTATTACTACCTGACGAGCGGGCAGACCTTCGGCTTGTATACGAGTACGGGCTGGCAGTTCTGGATCGACGGGTACAAGAGAGGATACTTCAACTCGGAAGACGGTATGCTGCATGTGACGGTCATTTACGTCGAGGAAAAGATCGTGCACGGCGGAGACTGGGAAACAAAAACAAGCAGGAGCGGAAGCAGAAAAATCTTTGAGCTGACCTGCATCGGAGGATAGAAGCATGAGTACGGCATCATTAAGAGCGCCAACCGGGGTTAATGGAGCGGGCGGCGTTTACCATCGGACCTGTACGGACGGTGCGAACGTCTGGTATGTCGCAAACGCAGATGGGTCGACCGGCGAATCGTGGGTGAGCTTCACCAGCACCTATGAGCTGTTTGGCCTCTTTCTGGACCTGAGCACGAACGAGAAAATGACGTCGCTCAGTCTGCAGCTGCCGTTCGTGATGGGCAACGGGTTACGTCCAGATTATGAGCGGGCGCAGAGCGTTACGTTCTACGCATTCCTGTATGATTCTGCGCATGGAAGCGAGTCGTCGCTGCCGAGCAATCCACTGTCTTCATGCGTCGTGACGCAGACCATTAACCTGTACTCCAGCGGGAGCAGCTATGTGACCTTCAACTTTACCGGGTTGAACCTGGATACACAGAGCCGGACTCCATGCGACTTTTATATCTGGTTCAAGACGAACATCGCACCGAGTGCATATAACCAATGCTATTGCGCACTGAAGCACTCGTGGAACAAGACCGAGACTGTGACGGGGACTTTCGAGACAAAGGCACCGACGCTGGCGTTCGGGGCGACGACATACTCCACGGACGACACCTATATCCGGCTGCGGATGACCGGGGTGACGGCCGGGGACACGATCCGAATCAAATACGGCAGCACGGAACTGGCGAGCATGACGGCCACGGAGGCAATCACGGAATGGGCAATCCCCGGTAACAGCGCAAAACAGTGGTTCACGACGGCGGGCGTCACAACCCTGCCGAGCATAACGGTCACGGCAAGCATCGACGGGTATGCGACCATCACGGCAAGCTGCACGGTTACAGCGGGCAGCAACATGAAGCCGACGGTCGCATCGCCGGATGCGAGCATTGTGCAGACGGGAGATGCGGCGACGTACTTCCCGGACACCTATATCGCAGGGATCTCCAAAGCGAAGATCAGTGCACAGGTGACAGCAGGAAGCAACGCGGATAACCGGACGGTAACGCTGAGCAACGGAACAACGAGGGTGCCGCTGGTTTACAACAGCGAGACCGG